AACATCGGGCAGGCAGGCAAGCAGGTCTCTCTCCCTCCCGGCTACACCGCAACCGAGAACCTCTCCACCAAGCGTGCCGACAAAGTCATCGCCGACTTCTTCCGCGACCGCATCAAACGCATGGACACCGAACTCGAAAAAGTGCTGGTGCGCGAATACACCGAGGCCATCACCAAGGTCGTGAAGCAATCCCGCCCGAAGGCCGGTGACAACGGTGTCCGCAAATCCACGCTCGGAGCCGAGACGCAGAAGTTCGCCGACACGGTCCTCCGTGCTACGCTCCTCGATGACGAGGCTACTGCCAAGCGCATGGCCGAGATCGAGGCCGCGCTCACCATGCCGGATGCCACCGCCGAAGACATCTCCGCTCTCTCCGAAGAGTGGTCGATCCTCAACACTTTTGGAGACCTTGACAACCGCTCCTCCGAGACGCTCGCGCAGGGACTCGACTGGCTCAAAGGCCAACTGCAAATGGGCCGCGAAGCATGGCGCATAAAAGAGCAGGCCCGCATCGATGAACAACGTGCGCGTAACGCAGCGACCATCGAGTGGCTCGGAAAAGGCACAGCAAAAAAACGCTTTGCCGACAAGGGACTGATGCAACGCATCGGGGAAACGGCGAACAACTACCTCCTTGACCACGGCAGTTTCGAGCAGTTCGTCAGCGCCTTTTTACCACAAGAGATCGCATCCAACTTCTCAGAGCGGCTCCGCAAGGCCGACATGGCCGCGCAGTCAGCGGAAATCCGCGATGGCAAGGGCATCATCGATGCTGTCCGAGCAGGAGCAAAGGCCGCGAATATGTCCGCAGGCGATGCCATGCTCTGGCTCAAGTCCGATCAGAAAAATTCCGTCTCCTACCTTGAAGGTCGAAAGGTCAAAGACGAGCGCATCGCCATCGACCTCGCCCAAAAGATCGTCACCGGCGAGGCCGACCGCAGCAAGCTCACCGACTCCGATGTGGAGACCCTCCGCAACGAACTCGCAGCACTCCCTGCCGACACGCAAAAGGAATTCGTCACCATCAAGCGTGTCATCTTCCGTGGTGAGGATGTGAAGCTCGACATGTCCCGCGCCAAGGCCATGCAACTCCTGCTGTCATGGAACCAACCCGATGTGCAAATCAAGATGCGGAAGGAAGGGTGGACCGATGATAGCGCAGCCGACCTCAATGCGCTCGTCAATGACCCCGTCTCCCGCGAGGTCATGGCCTACGCCAAGGAACTCTACGGCAAAGGCGCAGGCATCGTGAATCCAGTCTACTCGCGCATGTTCGGCATGAACATGCCACAGGTGAAGAACTACGCCCCAACACGCTTCATCAATGCCAAGGACACAAAGGATATCGGCATCGATGGGTCGCCGTCCGCCACCGGCACTACTCCAAGCTTTGCCAAATCCCGTGTCACCCACTCGGCTAAGATCGCCCCAGAGGATGCGCTCACCGTAATGCAGGGACACATCGCGCAGCAGGCGCACTGGGTCCACTTCGCCGAACTCGCCCGCGAATTCCGCGCCATCCTTTCCAACCCGGAGGTGCGCGAATCCCTCAAGCAAACCCACGGAGATGGCGTCCTCAAAAGTGCCGAACTCTGGGCCGACCAACTGGAGCAACGAGGCGGCAACAAGGCAAAAGAAATTGCGTGGTTTAATCCGATCCTCGGCACGGTCCTGTCCGGCAAAGCCGTCTCATCGCTTGGATTCAACTTGAAGACGCTGGCGATGCAGTTGGACAACACGGTCCGCTTTGGCCTCGCTCTCGACATGAAGCAGATTGTTTCCGCGCTATCCAACCCATCGAAAATCGTGGAGGACATCCAGACCGTGTGGGAGTCAGATGCTCTCCAGAACCGTCTCCAAGGAGGCGCAACCGCTGAAGCTCGATTCCTCTTCTCCCGCTACGCAGGCAAGCCCAACTTCGCCGCAAAGATCGCCGAGGCGTCGATGACCCCAATCAACTGGCTCGACTCCGCAGGAACATCAATCTCCTCGGCCATCGTCTACCGTGCCAACCTCAACGATGCTCTTGCCGCAGGCATGCCGGAAGCACTCGCCAAACAGACTGCACTCGATGCTGCCAGCCAAGCCATCTACCGCTTCGCGCAGCCGGTCAGCTTCGGTCAGAAAAGCATCGTCGAAAACAACGCAAATGTGATGGGGAAAATGTTTTTCCTGTTCATGTCCGATGCACGGTTGAAAACCGCTATCCTTGCCGATGCCGCTCGCGGGCTGGCCACAGGGAGGGGCGACAAGGGAACCCACATGCGCCGAATCCTTGCCATCGAAACCATGGCCGTGCTTTCCCATGTGGTCTCCAGCGCCTTCCGTGATGGGCTATCGGATGACGACGATGATGATATTTGGAACCTCGGCGGATTTGCCAAGGCCATTCTGCTCGCCCCGCTCCAAGGGTACTTCTTCGCAGGCACTCTCGGTGAGCTTGCCATTTCAAAACTGACAGGGCAGAAGACTTTCAACAGCACCACGCAAAATCCTTTGCTGTCCTCCATGGAGCAAGCTGCGCGAGCGGGGAACAATCTGGAAGACGCTCTCAACCTCGACGACCCAGATGCCATGACCAAAGAGTGGAATAACATTTTCCGCTCGATGGCGCTCTCGCCAGCAATGGCTGCGCCTGCCGTCCTTCTCAACATGGTCAAGCCTGTCATGGGACTCTACGAAAACGCAACAACCGAAGATTGACAGCTTGTCAGTTTTGACTGATACCATGACTATGAAAGCACTACTCTACATATTGGACCGTCTCTCGGAGAACTCGACGTGGAGGGGGGTAATTTTAATCTGCACGGCATTGGGTTGCCAGTGGTCTCCAGAGTTCCAGAACCAAATCATCGCGGCGGGTCTCTCGCTTGTCGGGGTTATAAACGTGCTACGAAAAGGACGATGACCAACCGCAATTTTCCATGGGAACGGTGATGACACCTCGCTGGATCGCCACCGCAATGATCCTCTTCGCCTTTGCCTGTCTGGCTATGGCGTTCCTCACCTCATGCGTCAGCGTTCCAGTCCCGCCATTCGGGGATCGCATCGGGGAGATGGGCAGTCTGCAATTTTCGCTCGGAGTCAAATACCTCCCAGCAACCCAACCAGAGCGACCCGGAGACGCCAACCTCGCATTCGCGTGGTCAAAATTCGGCGAAGCCAAAGCCCTCAAGGACAAATGAACCACCTCCTCGCAGAGATCGCGGCATCGCAGGTCGGAGTCCGCGAAGTGGGTGGCAACAACAACGGCGCAGCGATCCGCGACTACCAAAAAGCCACCGACCTCAAACCCGCCTCATGGCCATGGTGCGCGGCATTTGTTGACTGGTGCGTGGCTCAGTGGCTCGACAAGCCCGGCGTCCGCGAGTGGCTCAACCTGCAAGCCTCCACGCCGGAGGAATGGCGACCAAAGACCGCGCTCGCCTACGGCATGCTCGATTGGGCCAAGGCCCGCCCGAAGACGACCATCATCCTGCACGACCGCGAGTGGGCGAAGCCGGGCGATATCGTCGTCTTTGACTTCAGTCATGTCGGCATCGTCGAAAGCGATTCCGGTTACCAGATCGTCACTCTGGAAGGAAACACGAATGGCAAAGGCGACAGAGACTCGGAAGCTGGAGATGGAGTTTGGCGAAAGGTACGCCACAAAACACTCGCCAGAAATTTCATCCGCATCCGCCCAGTTGTTTAAATAGTCGCGTTCCCGCAGAGAGCGAGAATCGCGTTCCGTAAGTCGTTGATCAATTACTTGCAAAAAAGCATCAAAAACTTACAAGAGGATTGGCACAAGCTGGCACAAGCATGTCTAAACAACTGCAAAACAACGCACCCAACGCGACTCAAAATCTCGTTCAGCAATGAGTGTCGGTTCGATCCCGACCGCCGGTAATCTCTTCAAGATGAACCCGCAGAGGCTCTCTAATAAAGACTCTGCGGGTTTCTTGTGTCTGGACTCCGTGAGACTCCTTTTTACTTGTTTGGACAAATAAAGGTTGAAGATTGGGCACAAGTGGCACAAGGTATGTCCAGTTATGACTCATCAAGTTACGTTTGATAAGACTCGCCGCACCTCACCGTGGAAACTTGATATCCCTGCAAAGGTGGCTGGGCGGCGGTTGCGGTACTTTTATCAGACCGAAGGACAGGCATGGTCTGACGCACCTCGCATTTTAAAACAACTACAAAAGGGAGGTCTCGATTCGCTGGAGGAAAAGGACGGTCCATCGCTGGCCGGTGCTGCGAAAATCTTCATGCCTCTTTTCCTCAACAAATCGAAATCCCATCGCGAGAAGGTGGAGAAAGTGTGCGGATGGTTGTCGCGAGATTTACGCTGCCCGCTGAAGGCGGTGACGCCGATGATGATGGTGGAGTGGTTCGGCAAGCTCAAAGGGTCGGACACGCAGAGGGCCACGGTCTACCGATATGTGCGACTCTTCTTCAACTGGTGCGTGAAAATGGACCTTCTCGATAAGTCTCCGTTTCGTGCGGTGGACTGCCCAAAGCCGAGATCGCGCAAGGGCATTCTTAATGCCGATGAGATGAGGGCGCTCCTCGATGCGGAGATGAGCGACTTGATGCGGGCCTCGATCTTGCTGGGCGGGTTCGCGGGACTGCGGAGCATCGAGGTTCAGCGGATGAACTGGGAGGACATCGATGTGAAGGCGGGGCAGGTTTATGTTCGCCCGGAGGTCTCAAAGCAACATGACGGGATGATGGACCGGATCGTGGATTTCACCGAACCGATGAAGAAGCGGAAGAAGTTTTTCGGAGGAAAGAAGGGACGCATTGTTCCGGGGAGTGCGCGTGCATTCTACGAGGAGCGCAGAAGGTTGGCCGCGCAACTAGGCTGGGATGGGTTCCCAGAGAATTCGTTGAGGCATTCGTTTGCGACCTATCATTTGGCGAAGTGCAAGAGTCCAAATCTGACTGCCTTCCAGATGGGGCATTCCAACTCTGCGATGGTGCAACGAGTCTACGCTGTTCCCGCTGCCAGAGCGGATGAGAAGGCGTGGTGGAGGATTTAATTATGCCGTACCAAGACAAGAAAATTCAGAAGAAATTCATGGCTCGGCAGTACAGGACGAAGTACGCCACCGACCTCGCTTTCAAAAACGCCGAGGCGAAGCGCAAATCAGATTGGTATCAAAAAAATCGAGAGCGTCTCATTGCAAAAGTGCTTGAAAATAGGGCAAAGGTGAAAAAATAATTTTGCCCGCAGAGATAGTATCTATGGGCGTGTCAATAGAAAAGTTAGGGGTAGGTGTTCACCCCATAAAAAAATTTTGTTGTGAGGTTATAGTAACCTAGAGTAGAAATTTTCTCGTCATGCCAAACCAACACGCCGCCGATAAAGAAGTAATCGGATTTTATATTCCGAGAACGCTTGCTCGTCGCATTCGCAAAGCTGCGAAATCGCGTGGTTTGACGATAACCGCCTTCATTGAAGAAATTCTTACTCATGCCACACGCAAAACAGAACTCACGCCAGACGACTACATCGCAATCGCGCAAGCGACAAAAGATGCAGTTCAGCGTCAGACTTCCAAGGGAGTTAGTCGAGCGAGTAAGGGTGGCAGCGTCAAAAAGCAAAAGACCAGTTAGTCGCCAAGTTGAGTTTTTTTTGGAAGCGGTTTTAGTAACCTCTGCTAATGTGGCACTTACATGCCTGTGTCTGTAATTTTTTTTCTCCAAAGGTTTTAGTAACCCATATAAATATGACAACAAATGACGAGATAACGACAACGGAGGCGGCGAGCCTCATGGGGGTATCGAAAAAGACGATCTACCGCCTGCTGGAATCTGGCGACATCGAGGCGTCAAAACCATTCGGCAACCGAGTCGGTCACCGCATCTCGCGGGCCGTTCTGGAAAACTGGTATCGCCGCCGCAAAATCTCCACCACGAACAGGAGGGCTAAGTGAGCGACCCCGCTTACGTCTGCCGATCCATCGGCTACTTTTTGGATTTCCTTGTCTCCGTGGGACCGGCACTCGCATTGGTCGCGGTCGCGTGGAGGGTGTCGAAATGAGCGCCACGTTTGGCCTCGCTCTCGCAGTCCTCACCCTCGGTTCCTGCTACGCCAGCTATAGGCTGGGACAGGCAGACATTATCGCGAGGTATCGCCGCCACGCCGAGCGCAAACGCCGGTGGAGAGAATTTGAAAATTTCGAGGACTGATCGTCCTCAGCACAAGAAAACGACCCCGAAGGCGGGCAAGCCAACGGGGTCAAGTCACAACCACAAGAAAAGCAGTAATAACAAAATGAGTAATACACAACTGACACAACAAGTCAACACACAAGTCGCCCTCGGCGACATGCAGGTGATGGCCAACGCCATCGTGAAAAGCGGTCTCTTCGGAATGAAGACAGCGGATCAAGCACTCGCCTTGATGATCGTGGCGACCGCCGAAGGTCGTCATCCGGGATCGGTGGCGAGCGACTACCATATCATCCAAGGGCGGGCATCCTTGAAGAGCGACTCGATGCTGGCGAGGTTCCAGCAGAGCGGCGGGCGGGTGGAGTGGCACGACCATACGAACGAGAAGGTGGCGGCAACATTCAGCCACCCTGCGGGCGGATCGCTCCGCATCGACTGGGACATGCCGAGGGCCAAGGCGGCGGGTCTGGGAGGCAAAGACAATTGGCGCTCCTACCCAAGGCAGATGCTGCGGGCGAGGGTGATCAGCGAGGGGGTCCGTGCGACATTCCCTGCGGTACTCAATGGGATGTATACCCCGGAGGAGGTGCAGGAGTTTGATGCGCCTAGAACAGCGCCACGCTCGGTGAAGGCCGAACCGGTGGTGGTGGTAGAGCAGGTCATCGAAGCGCCCGTGGTGGTCGAGCCTGTTGCAGTTCCTGCGACACCTGTCATCGAGGCCGAGGTGGTATCAAATGATACCTCATGGGCGGACGAGTTGGAGAAGCGGATTTTCGAGCATGAGGCGAAGGTGAATGCGTTCCTGCTGGCCAAGGGGCAGATCACCGAGGGGCAGACCTTCCGCGACATCACAGACGAGGGATACCGCAACCGGGTGCTGTCGAACACGCCACGATACTTAGAAGCCGTGCTGAAGGAGGTCGCATAATGAGCGCCATCAGACACT